TGATCATGTTGATCAAGGTCCTACGGCAGACGATGCTTTCGGGCCGAGTGGTGAAGATCGGGGAAGTCCTAGAGGCTTCCCCCTCTGACGCCAAGCTCTTGATTGGTATCGGCAAAGCCGTTGAAGCTGTCGCCCTAGTGGCAGACGTGGTTGAGACCATCGCTCAACCTGTACCCAAACCAACCACCCCCCGACGGAGGGCAAGACAATGACCATCCATAACCTCGGTTCCAAAACCGATCTGCTCGAGCTGCACAACAATGCAGTGGTCGCATCCACCGGCGCTGGCACCCCCGCCAACGTTGATCTCGTGGATTACGAGGGCGACGTTGCATTCATCATCGATGCTGCTGCTGCCGGTTCCGGCGTCACCCTGACTGCCAAGATCCAGCACAGCAACACCACTACCTCCGGTGATTTCGTGGATGTGACCGGTGGTGGATTCACTGCTGCTGCTGCTAACACCGCATTCCAAGAGAAGATCTACCTGAACAGCAACGACCTCCGTCGTTACGTTCGCGTTCTTTTCACCGTCACTGGCGGCACCGGTACCGGTGCTGTGAGCGTGGTTGCTCTCGGCTCTAAGAAGTACAGCTGACCATGGCGTTTTCTGAGGATCTGGATGTGTTCCTCGCAGATTTCGGCGTCAGCTGCACAGCTGGCGCTGTTACTGCAAAGGGAATCCTGGACATGCCAAGCCAGGTAATCAGCGATGGGATGGTGCTCAGCACTGACTACACGCTGACAACCAGAACCTCAAGCTTCGGCAGTCTCATCCGCGGCGATTCGATCACCGTGGATGGGACTGCTTACACCGTCAGAGAGGCGATGCTGATGGATGACGGCAAATTCGTGCAACTCGGATTGCAAAAGACATGAGCGGTCCTATCAAGGTCAACACACGCAGTCAGTGGACAGCGCTGAATCCTGTGCTTACGGCAGGCGAGTTCGGCCTTGAGAGCGACACGCAGAACCTGAAGATTGGCAATGGCAGATCGCCTTGGGCCAAGCTGCCGTATCACGGCTGCCCTGGTTACTGGGCATCTTTCTGGGATAGCACCTCACAGGTTGCAGCTGCGATTGACACGGCATACCCAATCAAGCTGCGCCAGGTTGACACAGCAAGCCGTGGCATCAGGGTCATTTCAGACGGCCGGATCACGGTCGACTATCCGGGCATTTACAGCTTCACCTTTTCGATTCAGTTCAGCAATACTGACAGCTCGATCCACGACATCAACGTGTGGCTGCGCAAGAACAATGCCGGCAGCGCTGGCAACGTGCCCGACAGCGACAGCCGCTTCAGCATTATTTCAAGCCATGGCGGAGTTGCTGGCAACGTGATCGGCACGGTCAACTTCGTCTTGGGCTTGGTGGCGAACGATTACATCGAGCTGATGTGGATGACCAACAACGTCGCCGCCTATATACACGCTGAGGCTGCAGAAACAAGTCCGCCGCACCCAGGCATCCCTGGCATCATCTGCACAGTGGTACAGGTGGCAGCCGCATGACAACGCATCGTGAGTCGATCCTGGCCAGGATCCGCAGCAACCTGACCGGTACGACGGGCGTAAGCACTCGGATCTATCGCAGCAGGGTGGAACCACTCGCGCGCGGTGAGCTGCCCGCCATCGTGGTGGAACCGATCAGTGATACATGCCAACAGCTGACAAGCGCCCCCACTCTGGATTGGACGCTCACGGTGCGCGTTGCTGTGATCGTGCGCGGCAATATCCCTGATCAGGTTGCTGATCCGATCATTGAAGATCTGCACGCAAGGCTGATGGCGGATCTGACCTGCAACGGCTTTGCCTATGACGTGCAGCCATCAACCGTGAACTTCGATCTGCAGGAGGCTGATCAGCCATCTGGTGTGATCACCTGCGACTACGTGGTGAAGTATCGGACCAGGGTTGCTAATTTGGCACAGAGTCCGTAGCGGCTACGATGGAAGACGAATACAAGGGCCAGGGCGGGAGCTATCTGGTCGACACCAAAACCGGCAAGCGAAAGCTCGTCGAGCGGACACAGCCGGCCCCTCATCCCACAATCGAGGTAGCCACCGATGGCATCAGTTCTGACGCGCCGACGCCTGATCCTGGCGAAGATTGAATCCACCTACGGCACGGATCCAACGCCAACTGGCTCGAGCAATGCGATTTTGGTGCGCAACCTTGAGATCCAGCCATTACTGGCAGAGACCGTTAACCGCGAATTGGTGCGGCCTTACCTCGGGCAATCCGATCAACTGCTGAGCCAGACCCGCGTCGAGGTGACGTTTGAGGTTGAGCTCGCAGGTTCTGGCACTGCTGGCACGGCGCCTGCCTATGGGCCGGTACTGCGCAGCTGCGGTCTTAGCGAAACGCTGGTCACCAGCACTAGCGCAACCTATGCGCCTGAGAGCAGCGGCTTTGAAAGCTGCACCATCTACTACCACCAAGACGGCATCCGCCATAAGGTCACCGGTTGCCGCGGCACCTTCGAGATGAACTGTGAAGTGGGGCAGATCCCCTTCATCAGCTTCACGATGACCGGCATCTACAACGCGCCGAGCGATGAGACGCTGCCAACCCCGACCTACGCAAACCAGGCATCGCCTCTGATCTTCAAGGAAGGCAACACCATCAGCTTCAGTGCATTCAGCTATGCCGGATGCCTGATGAGCTACAGCTTCAACATCGCCAACGATGTGATCTACCGCGAGCTGGTGGGTTGCACCAAAGAGATTCTGATCACGAACCGCGCGCCCAACGGCACGGTGGTGATTGAAGCGCCGACCATTACGGCAAAGAATTTCTTCGCTGCCGCCACCGGCAGCAGCACGGGTAGCATCACCTTCCAGCACGGGACCACTGGTGGCAACATCGTCACGATGACCACCGCGCAATCGGACCTAGGCAACCTGACCTACAGCGATCAGGACGGCATCCAAATGCTGAACATGCCCTTCATTGCGGTTCCGACCTCGGCAGGCAACAATGAGATGAGTCTCGTCTACACCTGATCGCGTGGCGTTTGTCCTCAACCAATCGCAGAGCTACAGCTGGCCGGTCAGCATCAACCTGCCGGCTGATGGCGGCAAGCGTGAGAAGTCGAGCTTTGATGCTCTCTTCAAGCGCTTGCCCCAAAGCCGGATCAATGAGATCCAGCAGTTGGTGCAGCAGCGGATGAAGGCGGCTGAGCGCGGCGATGAGCTGGATAATGGCGTTACCGATCAGAGCATTGCCGCTGAGATCTTGGTGGGATGGTCCGGCATCTTGGACGCAGACGGCGATGACGTGCCCTACAGCGAGGCGGTCAAGGCGCAACTGTTGGATGTGCCTATGATGGCCGGTGCTTTAATCGAGGCTTACTTCACCTCACTGGTGGAGCTCAAGCGAAAAAACTGATGAGCGCCGCTGACTACTGGACAGGCGGCGCAGTGGTTGACGATTCAGGTGATGACGCTGCAGCCTTCGGGCTGGAGCTACCAGACCTTGAATCAAAGGCTGAGCACTGTGAAGTGTGGCCTGAAGCGTGGCCTGCTGTTGATCTGTTCCTGAAGGTGCAGACGCAATGGCGTGGTGGCGCATCAGGCATCATCGGTTTGGACTATCAGGCGGTGCGTTGGCTGATGGAGCTCTATGAGTTCGATGATCAGCGCACCATGCTCGAGGATCTGCAGGTGATCGAAGCTAGAGTGATCGTAACGGTCAACAGTCGGAAGGGCTAGGCATGGCGCTGGATATGACCACTGCCTTGACCATCCGCGCCAAGGTTGATGGCACCAGTCAGATCGATGGTCTGAATGCCGCCTTGGGTCGTACGACAACGCAGGCCAACGCAGCATCCGGTGCGTTTGGCAAGCTAGGTGCGCTCAGCAAATCGATCGGCAGCGGCCTTGGTGCCTTAGTACCTGCCGCAACGATTGCCGGATTGGGGGCATTGGGCAAGCGTGCCATTGATGCAGCAGACAACCTCAACGATCTGAGCAAGCGCACAGGCGTTGGCGTTGAAAGCCTGAGCAAGTTCGGCGCTGCTGCTGCTGATAGCGGCACTTCAGTTGATGAAGTAGCCAAGGCCATGCAGAAGCTGGCGCGTGGCGTGGTTGATCCTGCATCGCAAACCAGCAAGGCATTGCAATCGATTGGCGTCAGTGCCACCGATGCCAACGGCAAGGTGCGCAGTCTGGATCAGATCATGCTCAGCGTGTCTGATGTATTTGCCAAGATGCCTGATGGCGCGCAGAAAACTGCGCTAGCCATGGAGCTATTTGGCAAGAGTGGCGCCAACCTTATCCCCATGTTGAATGCAGGCAGTGCTGCTCTTGGCGAATACTCTGCGACCATTGATACTGAGATGGCGCAAGCTGCTGATCAGTTCAACGATTCAATCAATGCAATCGCGCGTGCAGTTTCAGGGCCTTTCAATGAAGCGGTCACGGCACTGCTGCCGTTGATCACAAGCGTTGCACAGGCGATTGCCGGATTGGCTGAGGGATTTGCTGCATTGCCTGAGCCGTTGCAGCAACTCATCGCTGGGGTAGCGGCACTTGCTGCAGCGTTTGTCATCTTGGCGCCAGCTATTCAAGCGATCGCCACTGTATGGGGCGCCTTGACTGCAGTCTTTGCTGGTGGCGCGATCTTTGCCACCATCTCTGGATATCTTGGCGCAATGGTACCGGCACTAGCTGCTGTTGGCGCTGCATTCAAAGGATTGCTTGCGATTGTTGCTGGTGTGCTTTCTGGCCCAGTCGGCTGGATTGCTCTCTTGGTCGCCGCCGGCGTTGCGATCTATGCCTTCCGTGATCAGATCGCAGAAGTCCTTAAGGCCATTGCTTCAGGATGGCAGATGGCCGGCAAGGCTTTTTATAGTCTTTATGTTGAGCCGTTAATTAAGTTCGGCAATGTACTTGTCAAGAGCCTGACGGGTAGCTTCGCTCAGCTAGGCAAAGCACTGCAGGCACCGTTCACGGGAGCCGTCAACGCAATCAAGACGATCTTCCGCGGGTTGCTGCAGTTCATTGCCAATGGCATTAACAACAGCACGCGCACTATCAACAACCTGATCGCCGGCTACAACCGCTTGCCCACTCCAGACATCCCATTGATTCCGCAGGTCAGCGTGCCAGCATTTGCCGCTGGTGGCGTAGTCAGCGGGCCAACCCTTGCGATGGTGGGTGAAGGCGGCGAGCGCGAATACATCGTGCCCGAATCCAAGATGGCCAAGGCTGCAGCCAACTACCTCGGCGGGATGCGCGGTCGCTCGGTGATTCCTGCGTTTGCAGAAGGTGGCGTTGTTGGCCCCATGGGTGGCGGCGGCGCAGCGAACACCACAGTGCAGATTACGACCGGACCGGTGCTGCAGCAAGATGGCCAGCGCTATGTCACCATCGGCGACCTCGAGCGTGCCCTATCTGACTTTGGCACGCAGATCTTCAAGAACAGCCGATCCTATGGCGGCCGTCGCTATCAGGGTGCCTACTGATGGGCAACAGAGCTCAAAGCCAATACCTGCGCATTTTTGATGCGACCACCACTTACGCCAGGTGGCAGACCTACTACGTCAATCAGACCGTCACGCTTAGCAGTGCCAGCTGGTCATACATGCCATTCAACGCTAATGGCATCGTGGAATCTGGCGCCAGTGGCGGCAAATCCGTCACCATCACAGTGCCAGCCACCAATAGCGTGGTGGAAGCATTCAACCTTGCACTCAGCTACGGCCGATTCTGCGAGCTCAAGATCTACGAGTTCGATAGCCGCCTCGATCAGACCGCACCACAAGCCAGCCAGCAGCTGATCGCCAGCTACACCGCTGAGGTGGTCGGCATTTCTGGCACGTTCACCAGGCTTGAAATCGAGCTCGGCAGTAGCCTGTCACCAGTTGGCGCGCAAGTGCCGCCGCGTAAGTTCACCAGCTACCTGATCGGTGTGCCGCTTCGGATATGACGCTGAACATCTCTGACCCACTGGCACTGCTGGCTTATCAGAGCGGGTTGTCTGATCCGGTTCTGAATGAAGCTGCAGCAGAGGCAGCAGATGATCTCACGGCGCAACAGGTGGCATACAAGATCGGCGATCCGGTGCCGATCGTGTTCTGCCGTCGCGTCAGCAATGTTGGCGGCATCTTGGTAAGCCCTGGTGCAACTGAGGCGCGATACCAAAACGATGGCACGACCAATGCGCTAACGGTCAGCTTGCACCTTGTGCTGAGCGAAGGGCAGCTGCCAACGATTCCAATCAAGGATGTCTTTGCCGGACCATGCCGCCAAGGCACGTGGAACCAAACCTATGATCGCCGAGCAGGCACGTGGTTCCCTGGCAACTTCGTTACCACAGTTGTAGACACAACGCCGTGGTCATGCCCCTACTACTGCGGCACGTCAGGGCGCTACGCCAACATGACGACGCTCAGCTACGTAAACACATTCCCGGATGGCAGCGATCGATGGGAACAACAGGTGCATGTGTTCGTGCGCGAGGGGATGCAGGTCACGCGCATTATTGACAGCACGCTTGGCCCCAGCAATAACGTGATCGATCTGGCCCTGTACCTGATGAATCAATCAGGCCGGATCCCATCCACGCTGATCGATAGCACCAAGATGCTGGCCGCGGCCAACTTCTGCCAGACCAATGGGTTGCTCTATAACGGAGTGTTCAAGGAAAG